ATACACTTACAAATAAAACATTTGACGCTAATGGTACAGGTAACTCAATATCAAATATTGAAGTTGCTGATTTTGCTTCAGGTGTTGTAGATACTGATTTAGCTTCAGTTTCAGCAAGTGATGATACTCTTGCATCTGCGAAAGCGATTAAAGCTTATGTAGATGCTCAAAACGCTAACCAAATGACAACGTTTACTATCTCTGATGATAGTTCAACAACGTCAACTATTACACAATCTGATACTTTACAGTTTTTAGGTGGAACAGGTATTGGTTCAACAGTATCTGGTGACACAGTAACTTTTGCAATTGATAACACAGTTGCAACTTTAACTGGATCTCAAACACTTACAAACAAAACAATTGATAGTGCTTCAAACACATTAACATTAGATTTAGGTGAAGGTACTTTAACTGGTACAACTGCTGAATTTAATACAGCGCTACAAGATGGTTCTTTCGCAACACTTGCGGGTAGTGAAACTTTAACTAATAAAACAATTAACAGTGCAAGTAACACGATTACAATTAGTGGTTCTGAAGCGACATTATCAAACATTGGTAATTCTTCATTAACTAATTCATCTATTACAATTTCTGATGGTTCTAACTCAACTGCAACTGCTCTTGGTGGTACAATTACTATTCAAGGTACAGCAAATGAAGTTGAAGTTGCTGAAAGTTCAGGAACAGTAACAGTTGGTTTACCAGATGACGTAACAGTTGGTGGTGCTTTAACAGTTACTGGTGACTTAACAGTTAATGGTACTACAACAACAATATCTACAACTAACACAGTTGCTTCAGATACACTATTTGAATTAGGTAACGGAACAACAGGTACGCCTGCTAACGATTCTGGTATCATAATTGAAAGAGGTGATTCTGATAACGCATTTATCGGATTTGACGAAAGTGCTGATAAGTTTACGATTGGAACAACTACTGCGACAGGTGCTTCAACAGGTAATTTATCAATCACAACTGGTACTTTAGTTGCGAATTTAGAGGCGACAACAGCAACGTTAGGTGGAAGTGATGTTATCTCAACTGACAACACTAAAACTTTAACAAACAAAACAATTGATGCTTCTTCAAACACATTATCTAACATTGGTAATTCTGCGCTATCAAATAGTACATTTACTATTCAAGGTAGTGACTCATCAACTGATGCAGTTGCTCTTGGTGAAACATTAGTAATTAACAATGGTGAGGGTATTGTAACAGCGATTGCTTCAAATACTTTAACAATCACTGGAGAAGACGCAACAACATCAAATAAAGGTATTGCTTCATTTAGTTCTGATAACTTTACAGTATCATCTGGAGCAGTAACAGTAACGACTGTAGACGGCGGAACATTTTAATTAGTCGTCAGAAGGTTAGATTATGGCGACCGTAATAAAACTTAAAAGAGGAACATCGGCCCCTACGATTAGTAATATTACTAGTGGGGAAGTAGCGGTTGATACTTCAAATCAAAAGTTTTATATAAATGATAGTGGCTCTATAAAAGCCATTGGTGTTGGAAACGATGCCACAACTTCTGTAAAAGGAATAGCGTCATTTGATTCAAATGATTTTTCAGTATCTTCTGGCGCTGTATCTCTTGCAAGTAATATTACGGGTTTAACAAGTCTATCTTCTACGAGTATCACTGTTGGTTCAAGTGGTATTACTTTTGATGATGCAACAACACAAACAACAGCAGGTGCAAGTCCTGCGTTTGCAATTGCTCAGGCGATAGCGCTAGGATAAATAAATATGAGGAATTATGGCAACACCATCTAGTAGAGAAGAATTAAAACAATATGCTTTAAGAGCACTTGGAAAGCCAGTCATAGAAATTAACGCTGATGACGACCAATTAGAAGATAGAATTGATGAAGCGTTACAATACTTTGCGCAATATCATTATGACGGTATAAGAAGAACATACTTAAAGTATCAATACACACAGGCTGATTACGACAGAATAAACGCTGATACATCAGAATCAGTTACTAAAAATTCAGTAACAACTTCTTGGAAAGAAGGTAATGGTTTTATTGTTGTACCAGAAAGTGTTATCTCTGTTATTAACTTATTTCCATACTCTAATAAAGGTAATCTAAACTTATTTGATGTAAGATACCAATTAAGATTAAATGACCTTTATGATTTTTCTTCAACATCAATAATTAACTATGATGTTGTATTAAGACATTTAGATTTTTTAGATCATATATTAGTTGGTGAAAAACCATTAAGATTTAATCAACACGATAATAGACTTTACATAGACCAAGATTGGAAAAACGATTTACAAGTTGGTGAGTATCTAGTCATAGAGTGCTATCGGAAACTAGATCCAACAGTGTATACAGATGTTTACAATGACATTTATTTAAAAAGATATGTTACTGCATTATTTAAAAAACAGTGGGGCGCTAACTTATCTAAGTTTAATGGTGTCGCTATGATTGGTGGCGTTTCATTAAATGGTCAGCAATTATATTCTGAAGCTTTAACTGATATAGAAAAGTTAGAACAAGAAATACGAAGTTCGTATGAATTAAATCCTGCAATGATGATAGGATAATGCCATGTCAGTTAACCATTACTTTCAGGCTGGCAAGGGAATAGGAAGTTCGGAAGAACAAAGACTTTACGAAGATATTATTATAGAAGGTTTAAAAATCTATGGACAAGATATACACTATCTTCCAAGAACACTTATCAATAGAGATATAATTTTAGGAGAAGATACATTATCTAAGTTTAGTTCTGCTCACGTAGTTGAAATGTATATGGAAACTACTGAAGGATTTGCAGGCGAACAAGAAATCATTAACAAGTTTGGTTTAGAAATTAGAGAAGATACCACATTTATGGTATCTAAAAGAAGATTTAATGAAGCCGTTGATAATAATGTAGCCTTAATAAAAGAAGGTAGACCAAACGAAGGCGACATACTTTACATGCCTTTGATGAATAGTTTTTTTGAAATCAAATTCGTACAAGACCAAGAGCCATTTTTTCAATTAAGTAATTTACCTGTTTATAAACTTGTATGTACTCGTTGGGAGTATTCATCCGAAAGATTAGACACAGGTAATAGTGATATTGATAGTGCGGAAGATCAATATACTTTAGATCAATTACAACATCAAGTATCTTTAGAAAATGAAGATGGTGCTTTATTATTAGAAAACGACAGTGCAGATGGTCAGGACAATTATATGTTATTAGAAACATATAACATACAAACACAATCTTTATATTCAGATAATTTAGATTTAGATACAGAAGCTGGATTTGATACAGCATCTACCGCTGATGATATACTCGATTTTACTGAACGTAATCCTTTTGGTGATCCTGATGAAGGAGGTTTATTATAATGTTAGGAAGATATTTTTATAATGAAAGCTTAAGAAGAATGACAATTGCGTTTGGTCAAATCTTTAATAATATACAAATTAAAAGAAAAGACTCAAACAATACTGTAATACAAACTATTCGAGTGCCATTAGCATATGCACCAAAAGAAAAGTTTTTAACAAGATTAGATCAACAACCAGATTTAAATGAAAGAGAAATGGCAATTACACTTCCACGTATGTCATTTGAAATATCAGGAATACAATATGACGGTGCTCGTAAATTAACAAGAGTACAGAAATATAAAACAGTTAAAACAGGAATAGACGGAAAAGTATTAAATTATAATTACACACCTGTTCCGTACAATATATCTTATACTTTAAATGTATTTACAGCGACAGCAGAAGGTGGTTTACAAATCATAGAACAAATACTTCCATTTTTTCAACCTGATTATACTGTAACTGTCAATGCGATACCAGAATTAAATATTAAAAGAGATATACCAATTATACTCAATGATGTTAATTATGAAGATAGTTATAGTGGCGACTTTACACAAAGACGAGCTGTAATTTATACGTTAGGGTTTACAGCGAAAACATATTTATTTGGACCAGCGTCCACACAAAAAGTCATTAAAGAAACACAAACAGATTTACATAGTGATACAACACAAACAG